GGATGGACTCATAGGCCGCCGCTGCATCCGAGGGGTTGGTCATCGGTCGGCCCAGAACCTGAGAAGCATACTGCTGTTCGATGGGAAGAACATAGGGATTCTGCACGGGAGCGCCAGCGTCGGAGATGAGGCCACGCGACAGGAGGTTGGCGTAGTACCGACGCACCGGGTCCGTGCGGAAGGCGCTGTTCACGCCCTGCGTCCCGTAGGTGGAGATGAGCGCCCGCTGCTGGAGGTCGGTCATGCCGGGGCCAATGAACGAGGAGATTTCCTGCGGGGCAGCCATCTCGCCACCGCGAAGGTAGCGGGGGGTCGGGGCGGAAACTGGGACGGCACCAAGGGCCATCGCAAGTCCGTCGCCTCCAGCACGGTTGCCGGGGAAGTCCGGACCACCCATGAACGCTTCCCGCTGGCGACCTCCCTCAAAGGTTGGATCAGCAACAAAGTCAGGGCCGTAAGCAGATCGGGCCTGCCTTCCAAGTTCGGCCATCCCAGCCCCGACAAGGGAGAACAATCCAGCCCCCGGAGCGTAATCACCACTATCAAGTGCGCGCCCCATGCTGCGTCCCACGGCACCAAGACCAGATAGGGCAACCTCATTCTGCCCCGCAATCAAGCCGCCGCGCCCGATTGCCTCCTGATCCTGCTGGGGAAGGTCAGCAATCTGGCCCCCTCCCTGACCACTTTCATTTCCAAATGAAGGACCCGCCCCAAGACCCTCCGCACCGACGTTCGTCCCTTCTCCGAGACCAACGTCACCCGTGCCGACAGAACCGGGAGCGCCCATGCCATCAGACGACATGCTGCCGCCCTCGTCGTAATACTCCCGCAGGCCCGTGCGCGGGTTGACCGTTCCAGCACCACCAAGGCCCTTGAGGATCGCCCTGTCGCGCGGGGTTGTCGGAACGACTTCGGTGTCGCCATACCTGCCCTTGCTTGCGATCTCAGAAATGAGGTCATGCAGGATGCGGTACGCCTCGTCGTATGCAGACTTGTGGCGCTGAAGAACCTCTGGAGATGAGCCAGCCGCTCGCGCAAGAGACTCTGCGTCCATCGCCCTCAGGGACCCGGCCTCTGCCTCATCAATCCGCCGGAGATCCTCCTGCGTGATGTAGTCAGGATCGTCCAAGTAACCGGGCGGATCGTAGCCAGGAGGAGCCGCATCAGGACCCCTGCCATCAAAATACTCCCGCAGACCCGTGCGCGGGTTCCGGCTCCCGGCACCACCGAGGGCCTTGAGGATGGCCTTCTCGCGCGGGTTCACATGGGCCAGTTCGGTGTCGCCATTGCGGCCTGCGCTGCGAAGCATCTCCATCGCGGCGTCGATCTGGCTGGTCTTCATGCGCTTGGCTCGGCGGATCATGCGGCTCTCCGTTTCCGGTCAACCTATCCCATCAGGTGAATTGAGCAACCTACCCATCAGCGCAAGGGCCTCGTCAAAGCCCTGGGCGCGGCCAAGCGTGAGGAGATCCGTCGCAACCCGATAGCGGTGGTTCACGTTCTGCCGCCGCACCTCCTGTAGGAGGAACTGCGTAACCGGGTGCCGCCGCCAGTTCTCGATCTCGTCAGGGTCGATGTTGTGGATCACTTGCGACGCGCCGCGCGAGCGTTATCAACCCAATTCGGGTAGGGCCGACCCGCTTTTGCAGCCGCCGCCTTGGCAGATGCCTTCTGCGCGGGGGACAACTTCTTGGGCTTGCCGAGGGATGCGGGACGCTTGCGGTCCCAGACGGGCTTCTTCATGTCAGCACTTCCATGCACGGAGTGGGAGCAAAGGGGTGACGAGGGAAAGCATCCTACTTTCCTAGATTCTTGCAATGAGGCAAGACAGTATTGACTAAGAGATTCGACGCTATCGAAATAGACCTCTGAACTTCTTTCGGATCAACGTGACTGAATACCAGTTCGGCATAGTCATTGAACGTTTTCTGATCCATGGGCTGGCGCAGACCCAAAGGGTACTGTAACTGCAAGTACCCCTCCAATAGAGGCGTTATCTCCAATTCATCATGGTCTAAGTAGAACTTCTTGATATTGGCCTCAAAGTTCTGAACATCTAGCTGTTTCATCTGTCTGCCCTTAAGCAACTAAGTTCCATTGCGTGTCAGCACTTCCATGCACGGAGGGACTTGTTGATGCGGGAGTTGGGGTCGTTGGCGGTCTTGGCCGAGGTCAGCTTCTTCTTCATGCCGCTCATCCGGGCGCAGAATGACCGCTTCCTTGCCCCACCCTCCGGCTGCGGGGGCTTGAGGGTGCCGCCGGTCGCAGCCTTGTAGCTGGCCCGGCCCTTGGCGTTCAGCCCGCCCTTCGGGTTCTGGCCTTCCTTGCGCTGCCACGCTGGCGTCTTGGGCATCTGCCCCTCCTTACAGGTTTAGGAGGATGAACTCGACATCCTCTTCGTCTGCCGCCTCCCACTCCAGCTTGGCGCGGATCTTCGCTTCCATCTGCTGGAGGGCGGCATTGGACTGTCGCAGAAGACGCTCCTGCTCCGCAAGACGGGTCTCGGTATCCCGTATGCGGCGCAGTTCCCGGCGGATCTTCCTTGTGACGCGATCCCCGAGGATCTGCTTGGCAAGGGGATTTCCCTTTGCCGACAGGAGTTCAGCAGACCCAACCTCCTGCTGGCCCACGATGACGTTGGGGAGCAGTTCCTCCGACCCGGCCCGCAGGTAGATGCCGGGGGCGATCTGGCGGATGAATGCGCTGCCGTCGCGGCGATACGAGGCGTACCTTGCGAGGCGGGTGGGCGCAGACGGACCTGACGGGATCGGTGGAGCGCCGCTGCCCCACGACACTCCCCATGACGTTCCCCATGAGTCGCCCCATGAGACGAACATCACACGGGGTTCCAGGGATCAGCGGTCGTACCCGTACCCTTGACCTGGATGTCGTTGACGTACTGGATGTTTGCGTCAACCTGACCGGCGACCGTGAACGACAGGCTGTCGGTCTTCGCCTTGATGGCCGTCACTATGCCATCCACGACCTGAACCTCGCTGGAGGTCGCAAGCCCGGCCTGTATGTCCGCAACCGCATCGGTCGCGATGGACGCAGCCGTGATGACATCGTTGCCAAGCGAGGACACGGTCACGCTGTCGCCCGGGAGCGCCGCGAAGACCTCCTCGCGCACGTCCGTTGGATCAGCCCCGGAAGCCGTCACATGGAGGACAAGGTCGCCCAGCGTGTCGGTGTGCGCCGTGGTCAGCGCCAGCGAATACCAGCCGTCGCCTCGCTCGGTTACGGTCGGGGTGATGGAGGCAAAACCAGCCCCGTTCTTGCTTGCCGAGATCGTCAGAGTCAGGCCGGTCTTGCCCGTGATGTGGTCGGCGCTGTCGGTCATCAGCACCATGAGGTTGCGAGCCGTGGATTGCTTCAACATGGCATCACCTGTTCACGACTCGGCTGCGGGAGTAGGTGTTTCCACCAGCGGGTGCGGACGGAGGCGGGTAGTGGAGGATCGTCGCCTCGATGTTGTAGTTGATGAAAGTGCTGCTCGACAGGAGGCCAGCGGTGCCAGCGAGCAGCCCGAGGCCCTCGCCCGGGCGCACGATTATGCCGCTGCCCGGCTCCGCTCGAAAAATTTCGATGTCACCGAGGCCGTCGAGTTGGATGCCGTTGAGCGAGAAGCCGACCGCACCGAAAGCCTTCATCGCCGGATTGCGGCGGAACACGCCAGCGTTCTGCTGCTGGAGGATGCTGATCGTCGCGCCATGCGTGTACGGCCAATCCCATTGCCACGATCCCTCCAGACGCGAGCGGAATGGCCCGACGACGGTGCGGAGCGCGGAGGGGATTGAAGTCGAGGTGTCGGCCTTGATCGGCGTCGTTGCGTCGGCGGCGGTGTCGAGGCCCTGGATGCGCGCGAGGCGCAGGTTGATGGCTGGCATCGCCGCAAGATTGCTGGCGTTCGTCTCGCCATCAAGGGGAACCCAAGCGACGCGCACCGCGAGTACGACGCCGCTGCCGGATGCGTTGAACAGGCTGACGAGCGCGCCGCCGATGATTGCGTCCGTGGAAACGTCAACGCTTCGATAAAGGTAGGTCGCGCCGGTTGCGGTGTTGGTCACGATCATCGCGACGATCATGGCGTGCGGGACGCCATACTCCGTCTGCGTAACAGCTACACCCTCGCCTTCCCTCAGCACGATTGGTTCGCAGTCTACGCTTGCGCCGAAATCGCCAAGCGTCGCAAAGCTGTCGTGCCTCCACGAAACAAGGCCGCCGCTGAACGCGCGAGACGACATGCTGCTGTTTGCCAAGCTGAGGAAATAATTCGGCGCATCCGCCATGCGCTTCAGGGCCACGCCCGTCGTTGTTACGCTGTCGGGGTTCGTCGTGCATGTGACCTGCGACGGCAGGCTTGCGCTGGCGGTGTCGTTCTTGATCGGGCTGACCGCATCGCCGCCGCTGCTGGCAGTCGTGCGGAAGAGCGCAAGCGCGCCTGCCCTGCCAACGCCTGCGGTGTTGTTCGCCAGCGGCGCGACCGGCGATAGGCGCAGATTGACCAACTCGAAATACCTACGCAGGTCGCTCGTCTCGTCGTTGAAGATGGCGAACAGGCCATCCTCAAGCGGACGCACATCGACCGCGCGTTGGTAGACGAGGAAGGTCTCAGGCATCCGTCCTCACGATTTCGAACTCGCTGTAGCGCGAGGGAACCTTGCACCCGGGGCAAGTGATTGGAGGCGAGACCGGAGCCACGCCGCCGTTGACATCGTTCTCTACGCGAGCGGCAAGTTCCGGCGGAACCGTCCACTCATGCAGGCATGTCTTGTGACGAAGAGTGGTCATCGTCACGTCGCCGCGTCGGTAAACTCGATCTCCAGGTCAGCCGTGCCGACAGCCGAGGAACCCGAGTGGAACAACTCGAAACCCTGCGTGGCGCGGCACACAATCGGCTCGACGTTGGTGTCCGAATAGCCCGCGTTCCAGACCTCCGCGAACGGGATCAGCGTCAGCCAGTTGGCCTGCGTGGTGCCTGCAACGACAGGCTCCTCGTTGACGAAGAGGAAGCGGCGGAAGATGTCGCTGCCGGTCACCGTCTGGTTAGTGCCAGAGGTGGTCGCAGCGTCTAGGTTGCTGCTACTGGTGTCGTGCTTCACGGGCGTCACGGCGGTTCCGGCGGACGCTGCCGTGATGCGGCGGCACTGGGCGGTCGTGATGACGCCCGTCACCGCTGCCGTGCCGTTGTTGAACCAGTACGCCCGGTAGACGCGGATGATGCGCGCCGAAGCCGTGGCGTTGAAGACGTTCAGCATGTCCTTGGCCGACGCATACGCAATGGCCGTGGCCGTGGATCGGAAGGTCGCTGCCATGTCAGGCTCCTAGATCAATAGTGGTTTTGCCGGTGCCGCGCTCGGAACGAAACGCGGCGATCTCTCCCTTGCCGTTCATGTTGGGACCGGCAGCCCATTGCTGGACGCGACCCTCTTCAAGAGCACGAACGGAAGCATCAAGGTCGTCTCGCTGGTCACCGGGCATCAGTCCAAGCCTGCGACCACCCTGCACCTTCTTGAGGAAGTCCACGCAGGCGCGAACCTGTGGTGCCGGAAGCGGGCTTTCGACCCGCAGCAGCCAGCAGTCCATCTCCCTGCGCCACTCCATCACGGGCTGCTTCATTGCATCGTCCCCATCTCCACACCCATTGCGCGACCATCTGGTCCGCGAACAATCCGGCGCGGCGAGGTCATGGACTGCATCATCATCTGGATCATGCTCATCATCCGCTGGTCGCGAGCCGCATTGGCCGCCTCCATCTGCGTGATGAGGGTACGCACATCCTCGCCCATGCTCGTCGCCAACTGCTGCGTGGACTGCGTCACGGACTCGATGGCGGGGACATCGGCGCCGGCAGCACCAATGCGCGCAACCATGACCTTGGTGTCAGCCTCGATCCTGGCCTTCTGCGCTTCCATCTGCTGCTTGGCAGCGAGTTCCTGCTGCATCCGCAGGTTCTCGAACTCCTGCTTCATGCGGGCGATCTCGGCCTCGTTCTGGATGCGGAGTTCCTGCATGGCGCGTTCGTTGTCGATCCGCATCTGCTGAAGCTGCTGGTCGCCCATCATAGACGCCTGCTTCATCTGCTGGTCGGCCTGCATCTTCTGCACCTCAATCTGAACCTCCTGCTGCGCCTTCTGGGCCTCTAGCTGGAGCTTCTGCTGCTCGACCTCGACCTTAGCCTGCTCGGCCACGACCTTCGGATCCGGCGCAGGTGGCGGAAGTTCGTCCACAGATCGCGGAAGAATGC